GCACCCGGTCAGCCTGCCGCCCCATATCCAACATGGCCGTCCGTGAAGTGGCCGTGATGAAGTTCAGTCCAGCCCCAAGGAACGCTGTAGGACCGGCGCCCTTCGCTATCTCGTCAAACATGACCTGCGATGAGTACAGGGCCGCCGAATCAAGCCCCAAACCCGCCCCGTTCATGCCCGCGAACGCTTCCGGGTTGATCTGCGCGGCAGACTGGACACCGTAATAGTCGTCAACCGCCTGCTGGAACGCCGCTGACTGCCTCGCGGCCGCCTCCTGGGCGCTAACCGTCAACTGCATCAACGGGCCCGACACGGCAGCGACAGAGGCCGCTATGTCGCCATAGTCAACCTTCCGCCACTGCCGCGCCAACTTCTCCGTGAGACTATTCGCCAGAGACAGCCGCTCCAACTGGTGCGACAGCGCTATTTCCGCCAGTTCGCTCAAAATCCTCAGCCTCCCGTAGCGCAGCCTCAACAGCTTCCGCTTCCTCGGCCTTGACCATTTCCTTGATCCGGTCAATCTCCGTGGGCGCAATGCCGTCCAGTTCCATCAAGTACTGGAACGGGTAGCCGATGGTCTTCTTCTTCACCAGAGCGTCCGCCATCTGCGCTTCGGAACGCATTTCCGGGTTCTGCCAGGCGATAGTAGCCAACCGGACCTGCTCAGCCTGCCCTGGCTGGTTCTTCACGATAGCCATGAGACGGAACACTTCCCGGATGGCCGGCGTAGCGAACTTCTGGAACTCCTGCGCCTTCTTCACCAAACCGATTTCGGCCGCCTTGAGAGCGTCCGCAGCCAAGTTCGAGAGCCCCTTATTGGACACAAGGTAGTGCGGGGGTGTCCGGGTCTGCGCCGCGATGTGACCGACAGCGATTTCAATGACATCCGTGAAGACGTCAAGCTTCGCGGCCGGCCAGGAATCAATCTTCGCGTCCGAACCGGGCCCGCCGTTGAACACCGCAAAGCGGGACTCGTTGAGCTCCTTCATCGTCACCGGAGCGTCACCGATATGCTTGCCGTCCTTGTCGAGGATCTTCCGCATGGGAGGATTCACGTTCAGCAGGACGCGCGCCTCCATCGAGGCGTAATCCCCGGCGTGCATCGCATACGCCCACAGGATGTTGATGGCATCCTGCATCGGGATCACCTGGGCAACCTCAGACACAGGCTCACCGCCCAAAATCGGACGGTTCGGGACCTCCACCACGGGTACAGCGCCCATCGGGTGCGGCAACGGCCACGGCTCCGTCTGAGACACGATAGGGTCCCAGCCGCCAGTGACGTCGCCCGCCTTCGCTTGCTCCGACTGAGCCGCGCGTTCGTCGGCGTGCCGGCCAAGCTTCCGCGAGTACTTGAACACCACATCCGGCGCATACAGGGTGGCGTACTCGGTGTCCTCGTCAACCCACGTCTTCAACGCAGCCTTACGACGGCGGCCGAGCATCCCCCACTCGTACTCAATCTCAACATTGTTCGGATGCTCCCACGACACAAGAGGTTCATCGCCTGGCGTGCCCCACACGATCACAAAGGACCGCTTCGTGTTGAATGACGTCAAAAACCCCTGGGAGGACTGCATCTCCATCTCGTTCCGGAGCCAGTCATCCCACAACTCGTTCGCCGCGGTGTCGTTGTCCCGGAACTTGATGCCAGTGACCTCGATACGCTCACCGATAGCGTTAGCCACCGGAGCGCACCAGTTATCCGAGAAATCCGTGTACCGGGCCGAGTTCGCCTTCATCCACTCCTGAGTGGCATACGTGAGGTTCTGATCCCCCATGTAGTACCGCTCGTTCTTGGCGATGTCCGGGCGCCGAGCCACGATACGCGCGTGGATGCGGTTCACCAGCCTCAAAGCTTCTGCCGGCTCCACAGCATCACACTCCTTCTAGATCCACACGTACGTGGTTTCGTCAATGATGTTGCGGTCGCCGTTGGCTACCGCGTCGGCCGCCGCCTCATGTGCGAGGTCAGACGACATGGCAAGGTCGATCTTTTGCGTCTCAGTGGCTTTGCCAAGGATGTACTTCTGCCCCGGCCGTGCCCGCTCCACAGCGTTCCGCATATGAATGGCCGTCGTTTCGCACCCGTCATGAGTGAACTTGGAATCCGGCTCGATGATGTCCGTCTTGAAACGCTCGAGGCTCGCGTGCATCTGAGCGATACGGTTAGTCCGCCACTCAAAAAACACGGTGTCCCCGTACTCGGCCTTCCATTCATCCAACTCAGTCTCAAACTTGAACGGGTCACAGTAGACGCGCACAAGCTCGAACTGGTTGTTAATGTCCTCCCACGCCCGGTGAATCTCCGGACGCGGCACACGGCCCTCATACTCCCGCGGATCCCAAATCGTCTGACGCTTACCGTCAAAATAGGTTGGGGTGAACTGCTGAAAGTCCAGCGTCTCCAACCGGATCCCGGTCATATCGTTCGTCTCAGACCCGTCAAAACCGCCGCAAACCTTCGTGCGAGGCTTCACCGTGAACTGCGCGGTACGTTTCTCCCACTGCGCCGGCTGCAGCCAGGACCTCGAGCCGGCCACGATCCGGTTCCCGAAGAACCGTTCAGCCTCAGCAGGGTTCGCCTCCATGACAGAGGATGCCTCAGCTTCAATGGAACGGATGTCCACCCACGGGCTGAATCGGTAGTTGAACGCGAAGATCTTCTTCCTGTCAGCCTTTAGCTTGAAGTCCAAGACTGACGGCGGCGGGAAGTAGTGCTTGTAGACGTCCTTCTGCCGGGACTCAAACAACGCCTGCGCCTGGGAATCCTCAGCGGGGTCATAGCAGTTGGTCGAGTTGCCCAGCCGGCCGCCCATACCAGCAGCACCACGAGCCAGGGTCCGCCAAAACTTCTTCATCTTGTTCGAGTCAGTCCAAAGGCCAATCTCGTCGCACAGCCCGCGTGAAATACGCGCGCCCAGCCGGCCGTCAGCCTTCGACGTCACAGTTTCAATGCGTGAGTCGCGGTTCTTGTTCGGGTGCTTGATGAACGCTTCGCCAGTTTTAAGCAGGTTCGCCAGGGGCCCGTTGTCAATCATGGGCACCAGAGCACCCCACGTGTTCTCTACCTGATCTTCAACGACGGCGGCGATTTGGATTCGCGGCGTGCTCCACGGGCGGCCCATCGGCTCGCCAGCGGCATACTCGTACTCCCACCCGCACGGACAGCCATGGTCGCGGCAACGGAAAGTCTGTCCGAAAGTAGCAAAACCGTCGAACACTGCAGGGCCAACGAACTCAAAGCACGCCTCAGCAGCAATTCCAGGGGACTTGCCCACCTTCTGCGCTGCCATCCACAGCGCCGTACGGTATCGGAATGCAACATTTCGCTCCCCAGGCTTAGCAGTCGGGCGGACCTCGTAGAAATTGCAGAGATAGACGATGTGATCCAGCGTCGGCCGGAACGGCTCCCCCGCCATGTCACCATCCGGGATGACCAAGTGCGCGTGCATCCACGACGCAGCGAGGCGGCCCAGCGTTACCTGCGGGATGCTTCCCTCATGTGCCTGCACGGACGGTCACCCCAGCGAACAAATCAGTCACGTTGTTCGGCCGCTTCGCCCCACGCTTCGGTGCCGGCGCAGTGGGAGTCTCTGCAGCCTCAACGCTCATCACTGTGTGGTCAGCGAACCGCCACTTATTCTTCAACAGCCCGTCCGTGGACAGGCCGAGCATTTCCTGCTGCCTCCGGAGCTCCGCAAGCAGCGGTGCGGACTTGACGCTCATGGAAGACTCCACGACAGCCAGCAACCGCACATACAGCGCCACAGCGAACTCCTGCTTATCGAGGATCCATGCGGGCGCCTGGCCTTGCTTCCACAGCCCGGCCCACAATTCCATCTCGCGCTCATTGTCGTAAACGGGAGCCATCGTCTCCGGGTCTGCAGGGTCAGCCAAGGGCCACTCAGGGGCGGGATGCGTCCACTCCATAGGGAGCAGCACCCACTCACCCTTGTCACGCTCACGGGCAAAAGCATCTAGGTCCGGTAGTCGGCCGTTATGGGCTCGCTTTCCTCCACTAGACATCGGAAATCACTTCCTCAGACAAAACCCGGTGGAATCACTCCATCCGGCACCCCGGACTTCGGGGAATCCTTCGAACACACGTTCGATTTTGCGCCCAGGCTAAAAGCCTTTGGTTCCACCCGACGTCGCGCGCCCCTCCCGGGCGC